ACTACTTGTGGAAATAAGGTCATGTGTTTTGAATATGAAGGAAAAATTTGGAAAGAAAGTAGAAAAAGCATGAATTATAATAGAGATTATTGTGTTTTGGATGAATGTAAAGAGGCTTTTGGTTTAAAAAAGATTGGAATTATAAGAGTTGTTAGTAATTTTAGAATTGAAAAAACTGATAGAAGTAAAAAAAGTTGGAAAGATAATTGGAAAATGGTTTCTTGGGGAACAACTGGAAAAGATAATAAGGATTTGAATGTAAAAGTTGTTTATTGTGTCATGAATAAAATAACTAATTGTATGTGGAAAGTTCCAATGGAATTCGGTAAAATAAAGCACAGTATAGTATATGGAACGGAAAATGGTGGGAATATCGGGCAAAATAGAGCTTTATTTAAAGAATTTGTAAAAATTGGAGTGTTCCGGGGGATTTTTAGATGTAGTGATTTTAATGGTAGAAATGTATTGGTTGGATTGAAAGATCAGATTTCAAAACAGTATTTGGTAAGTATTGATGAAGGAGATATTGGTAAAAGGTTGGATATTTTGGGTGGAAGAGAAAAATGGTTAGTGGAAGCCTTGAATAAAGATAAGAGTATTATTAAAGAAATTATTGATGAAGTTTTGGGAAAGAATGAAACATTAATCTGGAAAACGATGAAAAAATATTGTTTTAGTGATGAGTTGTGTTATGAAGTTAAGGATAATATGAGAAAGCTGATTTATGATTTACAGCAAGAGGGTGTAGTGGTTGAGTTTGATTAGAGAGTATATAAATTGATTTAAAAGTATTTAAAGTTTTTTAATCAATACAATAAAATATGACAAGTCAAGAACAATCACAAGCATTCTACTTAGCAGAAACTGTTACTCTTATAGGAAAAAATTTCCTATCTGACGAGCAAATTACTAGAGATCTAAACTCTATTGTTGATTCTATTATGCATACCGCACCAGAAATTATCAACAAGAAATGGATGGACATTTATCTTTATTGTAGTAATCATTTTACCGATATTGACAATATGCAACATTACAAAGCATTTAATACTTATCAAGAAAGATATAGCCAATATAAAAGTCTATTTATATAATTAAAAGTTAAACATAATTATTTATATAGTATAAATGATGTGCTGTTTTGGATATGCCGTTTCAAAAAAGAAAACAAAAGTAAAACCTTTTTCTAATATTAAAGCAATTCACGTATATGAAAACAAATATAAAGTAAGAACTGTTATACCAAATGACCCCACTAAAACCAAGAATTACACTAATGAAAAACTGATTTAAATATAATTTTTCTAATTAGATTAATATATGAATATAACTAGCTTTTTCACCAAAGATGAAAGCAAACCCGATGTACGTATCCCATTAAAACCTATTGTAAAATGGTCTGGTGGCAAAAAAGACGAGTTGCCTGAAATTCTAAAATGGATTCCACAAGATATAAATATGTATCTAGAACCTTTTATTGGAGGAGGCGCAGTGTTTTTCCATTTAAATCCCAAGAAGGCTGCCATCAACGACGTTCATAAAGAATTGATTGATTTTTATACAAGTATTAAAAATGGAGACAGTGATAAAATTTATGAATATATGAGTTCCCACCCAAATGAACAAGAAGAATATTATAAAGTAAGAAACACCGAACCAAAATCTGTATTAGAAAACGGAAGCCGATTTTATTATCTAAGAAAAACTTGTTTTAGAGGTATGCTAAGATACAATTCAAAAGGTAAATTTAACATTCCATATGGAAGATATAAAACTTATAATTACGAAGATATAAAAAATAAAGGTTATGAAAAACTATTAAAAAATACAGATATTCATAATAAAAGCTTTGAATATATATTTGAAAACTATAATGATAAGAAGAATTTTATGTTCCTTGACCCGCCTTATGATAGTGAATTCACTGATTATGGTTATTGCCAATTTGGTAAAGATGAACATAAAAAATTAGCAAAATGTTTTAAAGAAACAAATATTAGATGTCTTATGGTTATTGGTAAAACAGATTTTATTTCAGAATTATACAAAGGATATATTATTGATGAATACAAAAAAAATTATAGATTTAAATTACATTCAGGTCGTGTAGGCAGTGAAATAAATACTAAGCATTTAGTTATTAAGAATTATTAATACCAAATTAACTTTTTTCTTTCATGTAAATAAATTGAATAAAAAAAGCCGCCTTGGATAATATTAACACAAAGATTTCTAATATTATCTAAACTACTTAAACAATAAAAACTACTATATATAACAATGTCATACGGTCGTTTCTCTAGCAAAAAAGGAATGAAAAAAGCTATTGCAGCTGGTCTTAAAGAATTTGATTTCTATATTGAAGGCAATGGAAAAATTAATATGGATATGATTAACAAAAAACTCAAACCAAAAAAAATAAAAAAAACAAAAAAACCAAAAAAGTCAGCATACAAATCACAATACTTCACAGGAGAAAATGAAGAAGTAGCAAATCTTATCGGTCAATTCTTCACGACCAATCACTCCGATAAAATTAAGGCTGGAAACATGTTGGAAAATGATGTAGCCGATGATGTAAAAGAACATAGTTCATTTACATTTTACAAGGCTAAAAGCATCAACGACCCTGAAGTTGTAGCTCCAGGTGTTATTGCTTCATGCAGATTTCCAAAAGAACAATATGAAACTCATGGTCTTAAGTGCAAAAACAAAAAGGAAGTTGAAGTAGACCTTGTTATTATTGACGCTGATAATGCTGTCAGTATCGTAGAACTCAAAAACGGATGTGATTTTGATACAAAGAAAAGCAAGGGCGAAGTTCAAAGTTTGGAAGCCACCAAAATCCTATGTGAAAAAATTGGATTTACAAACGTAGAATGTTGTATCTGCTGCTATGATGCTATTGTGAAAAGTGATATGAAGCTTAAAACTACAATGGGACAAGTTAAAACTATTCTTTATAGTGAATTAGCTGAAAGATGTGGATTGAAAGGAGACGAGAGCCGTCAGCGTATCAACCAAAGGGTTCAATTGAGAGCTCGTGATAATGTAAAAAAACTTGACGATTTCATTTCTGCTTACCAAGCAATGAGAAATATGTAAATAAAAAAATAAGAAGACTGGAGAAAGCTTTTTTTATTCAACATGAAAGATAATAAAACACAACTAATAAAAATTGAATTATGTAAATTACATTATTTTTATTCAATACAAGATGAGTTTTGAACAAAAATCCAAGCATGACAGTGAAAAAATAATGAGATTTATTGAATCTCATCCAAAGTTTGATGCCATATACAGTGCATTTACGAAAGGTCCAGAACCTGAATGCGGCTTTATGTGGACAACTACCGAATGGTGGACACAGGAAGAAGGAGAAGCTATTGAAATTGTCAGTAATAAAGTATTAGAGTATGATTGGGACAGCAGCGGTTATGGTTATATGATGCGCGTTATTCAAGCTAAAATTAAAGAGTTGCCTGTTGCCACAGCAGAAGCCGTCCAAGACGATTTACAAGATGATGAATCTAAATATGCGGGTGATCCACGCACCGGTAAGGGCAGTTTATTATACAAAAATGATGTAGAAAATCCAGAGGAAGAAGAAGAAAAATTAGATAGTGAAAAAAAATTCGCAAAAAGCTATCAACAAACACAATTCGGCGAAGCTATGGATGATAATAATAAAAAAGCGCTTGATGTTATGGCAAAAAAAGGAGCAGATAAAGCGGCAAACTATATGATGGCACAAGCTGGCGGAGACTATGCTAGAATGCGTAGTATGTTCGGTTAATAATAAATTGAATTAAAAATATAAACATTTTTTAATTCAACACAACAATGACAATCCAAGTAGCTAATATTAATTGCGTAAATTCTTCCGACTATACATTTAACATTCCAGAATTCTCTAGGATGTTGGATGAATATTCAACTACATTAGATGAAAACCAATACCTTGACCCCGCTGAATTCGCTATTCGCGTGTTAAGAGCTTATGGTTTAATTGGAGAACTTGTTCCAATTGCATTATTAAACAAAATGGCTGGCGATGTTAAAAAAACTTATGAATACCCACCATTGGTAATAAATACTATTGAATTCGCACTATCATTTTGCGTATTGGTAAGGTCTAGAAGCGCGGGTATAGATGAAGAACATCTAGAAACTCTCAAAGATAATATGAATGAAAACTGGACGGCTGTAAAAAATATTTTAGATAGTTTGCCTGAGGAAGCTTAAAGTTCAATTAAAAATCCTATTTTTTCATAGAAATTGATTTAAATATATTGATTGTTATAATATATAATGGATATACGGAATTTCTTTGGTGGAAACACCAAAAGTAAGCAAATAAAATATATTGATTTATTTTGTGGAATGGGTTCGTTTCATTATTCCCTTTAAAAAATTAGGATGGAAATGTGTAATGGCTAGTGATATATGCGAACCGGCAAGAAACACATATGAAAAAAATCATAATTTGAAACCACTTGGAGATATATGTGAAATAGACCCAAAAAAAATAGAACCTTATGATATTTTGACAGCAGGATTTCCTTGTTTTGTTGAAGGTACTAAAGTTTTAACTTATAGTGGATATAAGAGTATTGAAGATGTTGTTTTAACCGATACATTAATGACACATACTGGGAAATTTCAAAAAATTCTGAATTTACAACACAAACAATATACAGGCGATTTATATAACATTAGAGCTAAATATCATGAATCTCTAAAATGTACAGACGAACACCCATTTTATATTCGTGAAAAAACACAAAAATGGAATAATGAATTACGGAAATATGAACATATGTTTAAAAATCCTGAATGGAAAAAAGCATGTAAATTAACAAAAAATGATTATTTTGGTATGAAAATTAATGAAAACAGTATCATACCTGAATTTAATTTTGATAAGATTATAAATCAACATAAAACTAAGGTAGTTAAAATTAAATTAGATGACCCGGATATGTGGTTTATAATGGGTTATTTTATAGGTGATGGTTGGATAGAAGAAACAAAAAAAAAAGATGGTCGTTGTATGAATAAAATAAGGTTTGCTATTAATACAAAAGATGAGAAGGATGTGCTTGATAGAATAAATAATATATTAAAATTAACTGATAAAAAATGCCCTTCGGGTAATAACTGTAATAAATATGGTTGTGCTGATTTTGTTTGGTTTAATATATTTAAAAAGTTTGGGAAATACGCCCATGGAAAATTAATCCCTGAATGGGTTCAAGATGCTCCAACAGAGTATATTCAGGAGTTTGTGAATGGTTATAGAAGAGCCGATGGTTGTATTACCAAAAATGATTGTTATGAGTTTACAACTGTATCACATAATTTAGCATTTGGATTACAAAGATTATATCTAAAATTAGGACATTTGTTTAGTATCAGAAAAGATATTCGTCCAAAAACAACTGTAATTGAAGGAAGAACAGTTAATCAAAGAGATACATATCATATTAGTGGATATATTAAAGAAAATAAAAGAAAGCATACTTCCTTTATTGAAAACGGATATGTTTGGTATAAACCATTTAAAATAGAAAAGGCTTATGTAGAAAATGAACCAGTTTATAATTTTGAAGTGGAAAATGATAACAGTTATATAGTAGAAAATAAGATAGTACATAATTGTCAGCCCTTTTCAAATGCTGGAAAAAAGAAAGGATTTGACGATGAAAGAGGAACTATGTTTTCTCAAGTGATGAGATTTGTTAAGATTAATAAACCATCAATCATTGTATTGGAGAACGTTATGGGGTTATTAAGACACGATAATGGTAAAAGTTTGGAGAGAATTAAAAAAGAAATAACAGATGAAGGATATAAAATTATTTATAAAGTATTAAAGTGTAGCGATTATGGTATACCTCAAATGAGAAAAAGGTTATTTATAATAGGTATGAAAGGTGCCAATGATAATAAATTTAAAGATTTCTTTAATTTGGCGGAATATGAGAAAAAGGTAACGTTGACAGAATACTTGGAAAAAGATTTTGAAAAGGATACAGCACGAACAATAAGATGTGGTGGTAGGCGTTCTCCCATGGGTTCTAAACAGCTTTGGGATGGTTATTGGATTGACATTAGTGGAAATAGAGAAGAATATAGATTAACAATACAAGACGCGTTAAAATTACAAGGATTTGAAAATTATGAATTACTAGGTTCAAATACGGCGAACTGGAAGATGTTAGGTAATACAATACCAACAATATTTACACAAATAATAGGTAAGCAAATTTTGAAAATGTTGTAAAAAAAGTGTATTACACTATTTTTATAATTATTATTTATTTTTTAATTCTTATTGATATTGCTCCTCTTGGACGCATAACACCTTTGTCATTATAATAACAGACCCAAGGCATCTGGTGTTCTGTAGGATTTTTTTTGGTCGGCATACCATTTCCGCGCAGTTTTCCATTCTTTTGCTGCTTTACACCCCGAATGGATATTATGTATCTATTCCAGTTTGAAAGAACATAATTTATTTTCTCCTCTTCTGTAGAACACTCCTTGTATGCCATTTGTCCTGAGCGATGATACATATCTAACACCCCATTTGCCGGGACAGACGCATCTTTCTTTCCCGTACCGTCTAAAGTGAAATATGCGATGACTGCTGCAATATTTCTTTTTTCAACTTCAGTTAGAGTGTAGCAGGACAACGATCTGTCTACCTCAGATATGAGCTGGCATACGTTAGATGGGTCTTTTAGGTATTGACCGACTAATTTATCCATTGATGAAACAAGCGGTTTGAGATTTGGATTTTTAATGAACTTGTCTCTGCTGGTACAATTTACAATACACGGATTTGATTTGTGGAAATATTTAATACTTATACCTATCACTCTTTGCGTGCTGTTGAATTTTATTTTAATATCGGATTTGATATTACTTTTAGCCTTTTTTATTTGCTCTAGACTAGTGATTGTTTTGTTATCTGCTGGATCAATAACCTCAATACCCTGTGAGGATTCATCGCCAAAATAGCTGGCTAGCCAATCGTGGTCGTCTTTATGGAGTAGAAGCTCCAATATAACTCTTTTTTCTCCTTTTTCACCTCTGTTTGAACTTGACATTTTATTATGTATATTTTATTTTTTTAACTATCAAACTTACAAGTTCAAATATTGTAATCAATAAATTAACATGAAAAGACAATTTCCGACCTCATTTTGATAATATTATATATTGTAAAAATTGATTTAAAAAAATATCAGTGATATTTTATAAATAATAAATATGTATGAATCTAAAGTTATACACCGAGCTGAAACAGCATCTCACAAATTTGAAATTCAAGAATTTGAAACAAAAACTAGAAACCAAAGCATTCATGAACTACTAGGTTCCGTAAAATCTCAAAAAGATATACCACTCCAAACACGTATATTCACTAATAATAATTTCACTTTTATTTGTCATAATGGAATTCCTTTTTCAGATCATGACTTTAAGAGATTAACTTATTCAGGACGCGAATCAATGGAATTAGATATTAAAGGTTCTAGCCACGCTGGTGTCGGTGCAAAACTTGTATTATCTACAACTGGTGAAAGAATTTCACTAGAAACAAAAGAGAATAATCAAAAAAATACTATGACAATTAATAATACTAACTATATGAAATACGGACACATAATTGGAAAGGATGATAATGGCGAACTTTTTGATTATTGTTGTGCGATCGATCAATATCATCGGTTGCATTTTGCGTTAGGTCGTGAAAAGAAAAAGGGAATTAATAGTATAATTAAAAAAAAATTTAATGATATTGTTAAATATTTTCCAACTTGTAATACAGTTTTTATAATGCCAAAAAATCATAATAACAATGTATCTGGTAATGAAGAATTGAATTTAAAACAGGAACTAAGAATGCACTTTAACGGCACATCAAGAATACATATTAACAATAAATTAGTATCACCTCTTCCAGGAGAACATAAATTTATGTCGCCTTATTGGGGATATCCATATTATAAAGTAAAAAATACAATTTATAAAACTCAAAAAACATATACGTTAGTAATTAAAAGGTTAATACATGAAAATATTCCAATATGCAATAAAGAAATTCCAGAATATCAGGTATTTCCTTTACCTCACACTAGAAAAGTAGAAGAATTACAAACTTTGAATTTACGTTCATTGCGAGCATCTCATTCGGAAGAAGAATTAAAAAAAATTCAGGATTGTGAAGTGCTTTATGATTGTGAGTTTGATAGTATTAATGCACCAACGTTATCAGGACACGATATGAGAGCAAATTATTTTCCAGAAGAAGTGTGCCGTGCACCCCTCATTATTCGTCGTATAGACGGATTAGCTAATGGAACAGAAAGAGAAAAACCTGCTCCATCTTGCCTTAAAATTAAAGTTGGAAAAAATAGACCAAAACAACTAATTCGTTCTGAAGGAAACGGAACAAAAAATTTGAAATTAGGCACACTACAATTTAAAGCACATCAAAATATTCAAATGGAAGTAAATGAAAACAGAGAACACGCGGGACTTACTATGTTTAATATTACACCAAATAAACAAAAAACAAAGACAAAAAACTATGGTGGTGCACAGAAAGAGAAAGTTGTACTTCAATTACTATTTATTGGTGTAAAACTTTCTCTTGAATATTTACTGGAAAAAATCGATACTACAAAAGAAAAAAATATCAAACGTGCAAAGAGAATGAAACGTTGGTTGCAATCCTTCAGCAAAGTCGTCCACTTGCGGGAGAAAATCAACAAATGGTTAAAATTGAGAAATAAATGGTTTAAACAAAGATCCCTACAGAGAAGGATTTCAGCTTCGGCAGCATTGTCAGGACAAAAAAGGAACGCCAAAAAAGAAAAATCAAGATTAGAAAAAGTAGCAGAAAAACTGAGACAAGAAAAGGAAGAAGAAGAAAAAAAACGTATAACCGCCGAAGCCAAAGCCAACGAGGAAAAAAAAGGAAAAGAACAAGAAAAAACAAGACGTAAAACAGCTGAACGAGCAACGGAAAATGTCAAATTAAAAATAGAGGAACTTAATATCAAAGTAGAAAAACAAGAAGAAAGAGAAGAAGAATTTGAAGATGTTAAAAAAGAGCTAAAAGGAGAATTACAAGAAGTTCAAAACGAACTATCTGTTTATAAAAAAATGGATGCCACTGATGATTTAAGAGAGAAAGTTTATGATAGAGATTTTAATGGCGCCCTTTATGGTATGTGTCCTTGTTGCGGTCATAGATTAAGCCCCTTTAAAAAATGCAAGAAAAAATGGACACCTTCTCTAGGACATATAATGCCCGAATCAAAATATGTAAATCCTAATACCGGTGAAAGTTATGTTAATTTTGATGAAAACTATTTAATGGTGTGTGTATCTTGTAATAGTGAAAATTCCACAATAGATATGAGAGAATTTGTTAAAATGTCGTATCCAGCAAATTACCCCAAATTTATGGAAGATAACAAAGAACAATTTGATAGATTAGATGCCAAAGTAAAAGAAATGGGACTAATTGATTAATAAAATAAGTTAAAAAATTTTTCTAATTTATTTTTCTTCCTCCAACTGTATTTCAATCCTAATTTTTTGTTTCAATCGTATCTCATCCATAAACACATATACTTTAAAATTTTGTTTGCTATACAATTTAATATCGTGCCTACTTGTAAATCTATTAGTCATTTTAAATTCAGGCATAAATACCATGTACTGATATAATCCATCGTTTCTAACAATTTTATCAAATATATACGCCTCAAATACCTTATCTTTTATAGTTTCATCCTTAGAACATAACTCTAACAAATTACAATCATTTTGAACCCGACGTATAGACCGAATTGTTTGATTAATATATTCTATTGATTCATCCTTCATCCAACCATTATAAAACTGTTTTCTTTTACCTTTCAATTTTAACAATCCTATTTTATCTTGAATTATAATCATATTCAATAAATCAGGTAATCTTCTAATAGGACTAGTAATATGAACGTAAGCATCTAATTCTAACAAATCATGTTTTTCAAAATGGTTGTAATCACAATATTGTCCTCCAAAACTATGCCACATTTTCAAAAATTTATTTATTTCTTTTGGCACATGCTCTGGTGGTTTATAATCTTGATTAAGCTTAGCTGACCTATATAAACCTGTCTTCTCCATTTTTAAAAATCTAGCACAATAATAATTCATCAAAATCATCATATAAGCAATCATATCGTGTGTATTTTCTATTTTATCAACATATTTATAATCCTTGTTAAGATTTTTAACACATATGAAAGCTAATTTTATATCCGGATTATCCAACTCGTTGGTGTCATATCTATAATTTTTTTTAACACTTATCATTGTATTTACGAAATCATATTTTATAATTTGGTCTATTGTTTTATCTATTCGCAAATCAATGGTAAAAGCAAACTTTTTTTCTCCTTCAACCAAACTACATATTTGGTCTGATAAAATGGTAGGCAACATTGGACGTTTTCTATCAGGTAAATAAATAGTAGATATTCTTTTTGAAAAACTTTCCCATAAATCCAAGGTATCTAACCAGAAAGATACATTGGAAATATAAATACTTAATATGTAATATGGTTTATCACCACACATGTCAATACCAAAAGCGTCATCAAAATCTCTACTATTAACCGGATCAACCGTATAAATTTTTCTATCCGTCCTATCTTCCACTTCATTTTGCCAGAAAATCATTCCTGTATATGTTTCAATGTTTTCTTCTTTTAACTTTTTCATTGTATCTTTTTTAAACCACGTTATTGAAGCATATAAACTTTTACAATATAGTTGATACTCATAAAAATTTGGAAGTATATTGACATCGCCCAATGTATTTTCACAAGTCGCCATAGGATGTTTTTGTCTTTCAGTCCAACATTTGAATCTAAATACAATATATTTATTAACAGTATATGTGCTGAAATCGTGTTTTATCTTAAATGAAACTAAAAATTCGGGCAATCGCTTATCGTCTGGAATACATCTATACCAAAAATATGGACTTGTTATACTACCACCCGACCTTCCATATGTTACTCCGTCGCATACCAATACACCAGGTATAAATCTCATGGATCTAACAGATGAATGTAAAACATTATAATCTTCATCTATAATGTCTTGGTTAAATAGTTTCATCTCTGCTGGAGACTTGGTAAATTCTTTTTCGCTTTTCTTTAAAGTTTTGACATCCAAATACTCATAGCGAGCATATTTGCGGTCTTCTACTTTAACTTTATAGCTCATTCTTGTAAATATATTTAATAAATTGTTTATAAATATATTTTATTCAATTAATTATCTTGTTGTTTCAGCTTTTGTTCTAAATTTACGGGGTTTTTCTCTCCCGGGTCATTGGGTTTATCTTTTGAATCCATTTTTGGTGCAATTTCTCTTTTTATATTTTGTCCTTGTAACAAATACATTGATAGCTCTGGTAATATAGATAATGTATTCATAAAAGTTCCATACTTGAAACAACATATACTAGACATTTTACTATAGTAAATACTATACCACCAGTATGGTGGAACATATAATATCATACCTTCTTTTAGTTCAACATCTAATGCTTTTACCTTTTCATATTCATTTCTATGTTTTTCTTGGACGTTCCAAGGATTTATAGGCGATTTAAATTCAAAATTATCATAATCTTTCTTTTCTTGTAAATATTTTCCTGCGTTTGGTGGAATCAATTTTACATTTACACTTCCTTGTGTGACATAAAAGTAATTTCTATATGTTAAATTATATCGTAAAGGTGTATGACTTTCTGCTGTCCCTGACATAAAATCATAATCACATTTAGAAACCAATGGTGGTCTTAAAAACATATCATTATATGAAAAAACTTTAACTGCTCCTGTTTCTTCTAAAAAATCATAATTATTTTCTGTTATATACTTTTTATCATTATCATTTTGAAATACATTAATCCCTTCTCTCAATACCAGTGGTAAATACATTTCACTAGTATCATCATTATTTGTAATATCCCTTATTTTTATATCAAATGCCGAATATTTGCTATTGAAATATTTCAAAGTTCCCTTATTTGCAATTTCTTCATTATAATAATCAAATATGATAGGTTGTCTTAAATTACAAATTTCATCTAGCTTATCTTTAGATGGCTTTTCAATTGTATACACTTCTAAATCATTACTTTTAGTTAAATGGTGATTTATATGTAAGTAAAAAAACAATACAATTATAAATACAAATATTCCTACAAAATATTTCATAATTAATACTATTTTAGAAATGAAATATTTATTTTTTCCGAATAATATATATATACATGGAATATGAACATGAATTTATAAAATTCAATAACTTCATTATATTGCTTAATACAAACAAGCATGCCAAAACAACGTTGGTTGAATCATATATAAATAATGGAGCGGTTGATGAAAATAGAGAAAATCTTGGTATATCACATTTATTAGAACATATATGTACTGATGGTTGGAGTAAATGCCGAAACAATTGTAGTGAATTTTGGAAAAAAAGAGGAGTTATATTAAATGCTTCTACCGGACAAACATATGTTAATTATTTTATAAAAGGTTTACCAAAATATATGGATGATATGATAAATTATATTGTTTCCATTTCAACAAATCCAATTGTTAATAAAAATCGTATCAAAAAAGAAAAAAAAGCCGTTACTAATGAATTACTCATACACGGTCAAAATAGTCAATTACCTCTTTACAATTTACTAAATCAAATATTATTTACTGTTCCTGGATTACAATTCCAAGATGATATACAACATCAAATTAAAAATTTGGTAAATTTAAATGCTAGTAATTTGGCTAAATGGTCTAAAGAATATTATGGTTCTGGTAATACTATTATTAGTATATCAGGTAATTTCTGTAAAAAAACTGTTTTAACTAAATTAAGAAAAAAGTTAAAAAAATATACAAAGTATAAAACTAGAACTTATTATCGCAATGTCTTCGCCCCCGGTTTAAAAGTAGCGTATGCTGAAAATAAAATGATTGATAATACTACCGTATTTTTTGCTTTTCACTCGCCTATTTTTTATAAAGATTTAGAAACATATTACATTGATTTCTTTAAAGAATTTATTAATAGCGGGATGACATCTATTCTTATGTATGAGCTTAGAGAAAAAAGAGACCTTATTTATAACATTCAACTTGATAATTATACTACTCCTTATGGAACTTATATTCTCATAGAAACATCTTGTAAAAACCATAACATTGAAAGAGCTGTCAAAAGAACAATTAAAACTTTACAAAAATTATCTGAAGGTAAATTCTCTTCCAGACACATGGAATATGTAAGAGAATCTTATTTGGTTAAAAAATACAATGACTGTGAAAATAATGACTTTATTTCTAATTTTTACGGAGAACAATATATAAATCAATTGTTTAATTTAGAAAGTCCTCTTATTATTTCTCCTAATGAAATGATTGATAAAATAAAAGAATTACAAAAACCAGAATTCGTCGGTTTTATCAAAAAATTATTAATTTTTTCTAATGTTAAAGTTGCTTATCAGGGCAAAAGAGAGGTTAAAGACCTTGAAAAACAAGTATTGAAAATTATTAAATAATTACATTTCTATTCCTTCTATTTCATCTTCATCTCCTACACAAGGAGCCAAATAAAACTTTATATATGAATTTATTTTTTCATTTTCATCATCTTCTTCCATCCAATGATCTAAACTTAAACACATTTTCATAGGATAATTACTTGAAAAATGCAAATGACTTAATGAATTCAATGATGAAAATTCACTCATTAATAATAGAAATTTAGTTGAAAATTCAATTTCTATTTTCTCACCTTCTTCTATCGCAAATTCTTGTAATTGTTCTTGTTTTATTGTCACCTGCATCTTTCCTATATCTCCATTCGTTTTTATATATACATTCTGTTCTTCATCTGTCCCTAAAGATATATGAGTTTTTTCTCCAAATGTATTCATTTGCGACATAATTTTACTCCAATCATGTGAATTTAAAGACATATCTACATTATATTCTATTTCAGGTATCTCCAACTGTTCTGTATCTATATCCATTAATTTCACTTCAAATTCTTTATCAAAACCTGAACCTTCAAAGTATACCAATAGCTCTTCTGTGCTATCATGATAATACGACCATTTTATTTTTTGACCTTCTAGTATACAATTATGAACTGCTGCCAATACACTACAATTTACACCCATTACACTTGTTCTATTACATTCATATTCATCAAACCATTCATTGTTTAGTTTTAATTCAAATATTATTACATGTGATGAATTCATACCTTGAGCGTATAGTCCATCTGTATCAAATACAAAATTCACCTCCGGACATACTTTTTGCATCTTTTTAATAATCTCATTAAACTGTTTCACTTTTTCTTTCCTAGATATCGTAAATCTCATTTTAAAATAATATATAGTTATTATTTTAAATCAATTTAATTATGCTTTTGCTGGAATTTTGTTTACTTTCTCTTTTATCGCATTTTGAACTACTTCTTTGATAACTTCTTCGCTTACTTCTTTTGAAACATCTTCTTCCATTTTTTTATCTTCCACATTTAATTTTATTATTTCACCCGATTTCTCCAATCTTAGTTGTGATATATCATCTCTTAATGCTTTATTTTCTGACCTCAACGATTCAATTTCTGCCCTAAGACCAGATAATTTCGTTAATTGTGGACCTACTATTGCTATTTGTTGTTTCAATACTCCTATATCTCTTACGGAATGTCCAAATTGTTTCGCTAAAGCATTTATCTGTGCGTCATAATCTTTTCGCTGTTTCTTTGCTTCCTGAATTTCATAAACTTTCATACATAATTTTGTTACTTCTGTCTCACTTAGCAATGGTGGTTTTTCAGTATTCACTTTTTTTGCCAATGGTTCTATTTCTTTTAATTTAAAAAAATTTAAACTTGTTTTTACATAATCTCGTGTCGCCATTGGTTTACCTTGTTCGTCTTTTGACGACGACACACTCAATTCTTGCGACATTGGTGCTGATGGAACTATACTAGCTCCCGGTTGTAATTTATTCTGTTCTTCTTCTTCTTTACACATTTTTTCACACATTGCATTAATCCATTCTAATTTATTTATTCTAATTTCATGCCCGGTTATTAGCTTTAATTCTTGTGTAGGTGCTGTTAATCTATATTGTTCCAATTGTCTCGTTTTTTGTTCTAATTCTCCTTCTGTCATTACCATTACATCTTGTGTTATTTGGCTTGACTGACCCATCGGCTGTGTCTGTGGAACCACTGGTGAATATGACATTCTTTGTGATGCACCATAATTCCCGCTTTGAGATGACAACATTTGTGGTTGAGAACTTCTTAAACCACAAGTTGATTGTCCTGGTCTAACTCCTCCTCCTTTTAATCTTCTATCAAATCTACTCATATATCTTTATTTAATAATTTATATTTAAGTTATTCACGCATATCCATATTTATTTTATCATATGACTCATAATTATGAATTTTAAAATCCGTATATTTATAATCTTCCATTTTTTCTCTTAATTCGCATATTTCTATTTTAGGAAATAATAACGGTTCTCTATCTATCTGTTTTTTCAATGCTTCTTCATGATCATCATATATATGACAATTGCCTATAAACATTATCAGTTCATTTGCTTCTAAATTACAATGATGTGCCAATAAATGTGTTAAAAATGCATAACTTGATATATTAAAAGGTAATCCTAAACCTAAATCAGCACTCCTTTGATAAACAGTACAACTTAATTTATTTCCTTCTGTTACATGATATTGAGACATTACATGACACGGTGGCAATGCCATCTCATTTATTTGACACGGATTCCAAGCACTCATTAAAAGCCTCCGCGATGTTCTATCTTCTTCGTCTTTTAATTTATTTACAAGTAAATTTAATTGATCTACACCCATTCCGGTATAATTAAATTTACTTGTATAATACGTCGCATTAAAATGCCTCCATTGATGACCATATACTGGACCCAAATCATTTTCTTCATACCTTAGACCACGCGATTCTAAAAAACTTTTTGATGCATTTTTATTCCATATTTTTACTCCTTGATTCTGTAAAGTTCTATTATCCGTATCTCCGTTTATAAACCATAATAATTCTTTTAAACACGATTTCCAAGCCATCTTCTTTGTTGTTAGTATTGGCATTACATTATTATTTAAATCAAATCTCAATGCTCCCCCTATATGTGTTATTACTTCACCGTTCCTTCTTACTTCTCTTTTACCTGCGAACAACGTATGTTGCAGCAAATCCAAATAAAACTTTTCTGGATGTTTTAGCATAGACATATTTTTAAACGTAAACATATTAATTACTTTAGAAATAATATCTTTATACTCATTTTTTTATTCTTCTTATAAATCATATGGAAGCCACAAGCGACGCCGCACCAACATCTAATAAAGTTCAACAAGGAGGTGGTTTTGTCGATCACGTATTTTCTTTAAACAATGACAAAAAAAATGAATTATTTAATTTAGTTCAATATTTAGTTATGATTGTCATACCTCTTATGTTTTTAGATAATTTAATTGACGAAATTATCCCACCCCTTAATGAAAAAAAGGGACACATTGAATTAGTAATTGAAGTCATCGGACACTCTTTACTTATTCTTGGTGTCATCTATTTATTACATAGAATTATAAGTTATTTCCCTACTCAAAGTGGTAGAGCTTATGATAATTTAAGTTTATTAACATTAGTAGTTGCTTTTATTCTTTTCAACTCCAAAATATGCAAAAAATCCAAAGAATTATTTAAAAGAGCAAAAATTGCTTGGGAAGGCAAAGAAGAACCAAAAAAATCTAAAAAAAATGATATGAATAAACAGAATACTAACATCGTTAGTGTTTCTCAGCCTATTTCCAATGGTGTTCTTCCTCCAACAGTTCCTACACATATACCTCAAAATGGCAACGGATACGTAGAACAATTTCAACAAATGACCGCACCACAACCTAGTAGTCCTCCTCAACAAGTTCAACAAGTTCAACAAGGTTTTCAAGCTCAACAACAAATGCCCTTCCAAAATGAACCTTTAGCAGCAAATGATGGGTTCGGTGCATTTAGCGCTTTTTAAATTTCATATTTTATAATATTATAAAATATGAACCTTGAAAAAATACAACAACAAGACTTAGAACACGCTAATATCAAAAAAAACCCCAAATCTATCCTACGTAAATGGTGCGAATTACACGTATTAGACCATCATACATTCGTCCTTCTTGATAAAGAAAATCATTGTTATTATATTTATGAAAAAAGATTTACTGAATTCAAACCACACCATTTCAATGGTGATGATTTCTTTAATTTTAATAAATTTATACAAAACAACGATAATGATACTGTTTTCCAAAATAAAAATTTCAAAATTATTTTAGTAGGAGAAAATCTTAAAAAAAAACAGAGAGATGCTATTAGCAAAAATATTTTTACTAGTCTAAAAAAGAAAAAAGCCACCTATATATGCTTTTAAATAAATAATTATTTTTAATTTAATAATTATTTATCTTCTAATTTCTCTTTTTGTTCTATAGCATCCTTTATTGATACATATCTTGCTATTCTCTTTTTTACTTCTTGTATTTGTTTATCAAATTTCTTTTTATCTCCATATCCTTCCAATATTCCACTTACTATTTTATTATATTCTTCCGCCAACTTTGGGTTATTTGGAAATGTCGGATTTGCGTCTTCCCACTCTTTCATTGCCATTATGCTCTTATCTTTTATTTTCGTTCTTATATCTTTCGCTGCTTTATCGCCTGTATCTTTCTCCCATTTACCTTCATCTTTTACATAAAATTGCATTCTCTTTTCATCCGTACAATGTATTGGTCTATCTGTTGGATCTAAATTTTCTAGTTGTTTTGTTAATATGTTTTGTATACCTGCTGTCGCTCCAAAATCTTTTTGATACATTACATCTTCCAATTGAACTTGTATTTGATTTACAAAGTCTGTTAGATTCATTGCGTTTTTACAATGTTCCGATAAATAAACATTTACGGTAAGGTTTTTATTATTACAATTGTTATAATTGTTATTGTTAATCGTCTTTCCTTCCTTTAATATTTCTACCATTTTTTCCGTTTTTTCTATTATTTTATTCTTATGCTCTAATTCTTTTTTTAGCTCTTTTACTTCTTTCTGTTTTAGCTCTTCTTCCAATAATTTTATTTTTTGTTTTAACAAAATTGTTTCGGATTTCTCTTTTGTATCTTCAATCACGATGCTACATTTTTGCCCCTTTTGGCGTAGATTTTGCCCCTTTTTAGAACATTTCGCAATATGACGAGCATAACTGGTGTAATGTTTATAATGTTTATTACAGATTTGACACGTTAGATTACCTTTACACTTTGCACCACCGCGTTGGTGTTTTTTTGACTTTAAATGACGATTAAAATCTTTTTTATAAGACGCTGTATAATCACAACTTTGACAAAAATACGAACCATTATTTTGTTTATAATATTCCAATGGTTTTGAAATTTGGGTAATATAAATTACTCCACTCATTTATATATATATGCTTAGATTTTACCTAAATTGTTTTTATTTTAATTATATTTTAGTGCCTTTTTTTCAGCTATTAAAAATTTTCAAAAAATCACTCATCTTTTTTTTGCTAGGTAATCAGTCTCAACAGTGAAAAAACTAAAAACGTGCAATTTCGACGATATATTCTATACCCATGATATCGATTTTGGACATTTCGATATTTCAAAAAAAATGTCCAAAATGAAATCTTTACAACTCTGAACATTTTCATTTTGGACAAAAACAGAGAAATATATAAAAGTACAGAAATTCAAAATAGCTAGGTTTATGGTTATAGTCATATTTTTGTAATTTAAAAAATACCTACAAGACAATGAGGCGTTTTGAAAATTGATTGAAATGTTATGATATATGGTAATAGCACTTTTTCGTAAAAAAATTTATGCAGCGGTCAGTCAGGCGTTTTTTTTCGCAAAAAAAATATTCAAAAATGGCATCATATATGGTAATAGAGAATTTTACAGGTCAAAAAGTCAGTCTGTCTCAGTCAGGAGGGTATTTTAGTTTATTAGCATAATATCATAACAAATTAAAAAAAATAAATTTAGGGTCAGTAAGAGTATGCATACGGTGCTTTTTTCTAGGTTATTTGTAAAAAATATTTAAAATAATAACAAGTTTATATATAAATGAGTTTATTGGACATTGACCAGATATTAGAGGCAACCGAGAAACTAACAACACCGTCTATTACCAATTTAACGTATAATAAGGTTCAGGCATATAAAAATGATATATTACAACGGATAGGATTGCCACGTGAAAGATTAAAAGAATATAATAAAAAACTAAAGGAATATAGGTATTGTAGTGATGTATCTGATATACAAGATGGTCGTTTTATAAGGTGGATTTCATTAAAAAATCCAAATGATTTAAAATTAAGAAACGGAGCATTTGTAAGTGATATATTAATATTAAATAATGGATTACACATTCAATGTAGAAATAGAGGAAGAGTATTTCAAATAAAATATGATGAATGTGAAATATTTCAAAAATTAACTAGAGAAGAACATATATTATTATCGGTATTATCAAATCTTGAAAAATAATCTCAATATATATTAATGAAGAGGAGACAAGCAGTAGTATTTGATTTGGATAAGACGATAGGATTTTTTACGCAAATAGCAGTAGTAATGGAAGCGGTAGAAGATGTATTAGGACGTGAAATGAAATTACAAGAATTTTTTGATTTTTTAGATGTATATCCACACGTATTTAGACCAGATATGTTTAAAATTTTTAATTACCTTAAGAAGCAAAAGAAGAGAAATAAAGAATTAAAAGTGCTAATATATACGAATAACATAGGTCCAAAATCGTGGGTAATGAATATAAGAAAATACATAGAAAAAAAGATAAATTATAAATTATTTGATAAAGTAATACCGGCGTGGAAAGTAGGGAAAGAAATATATGAACCAAACCGAACAACACATAATAAAACATACAGAGATTTATTAAGATGTGGAAAATTATCAAAAAATTATAAGGTTTTATTTTTAGATGATTTAGAACATGAACAAATGAGAGTAGATAAAGTCACATATTTATTAGTAAAAAAATACAGATATGACGAAAGATTTGAAAAACTAGTAGATACATTAATGAAATCAAAGATAAAAGATATGATGGTAAAAAAAACAAAATGTAATAACAATTGTAATAACAATGAATTAATAGAGATGAAATTAATAGAAAGTATAAAAAAGAGTTTTTATATGAAAGAAATGATAAATTTTAAACAAGCAAATGTTCCAACCGTATACCCACGAGTAAAGAAATTTATAGATTCAAATAATAAAACAAGAAAGAGACGGTCAAGTAAAAGGAAAACACTTAAAAGACGAGCTTAGTAGCAGAAACAGCAGTATGTGCCACTTTTTTAGAAACATCAATAGCATCGTGAGACATTTTATTGAAAATATACATTAGTCCTTCAGATAATAGAAGGAAAGTTCCGGCAGTAAAAATCATTCTACGATGAAAATCATTGAATTTGATAGATTTATAAGGATTAAAAAAGTAAATAATAAATAAAGCAACAAAAATTTTGAAATAGAAAGTAACGATAGGTAAATAAATTTTAGCAGGTTGCCAAATGTTAAAATAAGCTAAACCAAATAATATATACCAAGAATAATTTAATAATATAAATAAGTTTTCTAATGAATCCATTTATATTATATAAGTAAAATAATATTAACTGTTGCGAACTTTATAAATATCAAGAGAGCGCGCACTAGCATCTTGGGCGTTGGTAAACTTAGGCATCCAAAAATAAGGAATAACGTGACCTTTATTAGGGAAATATTTTTCAAAAATAATTCTGTAAAATAATTGTTCTAGTGTTTTTGGAGGATTATCAACAATATTATGTTTTTTAATTAAACATTTAACAATATCTTCGTCATTATCGGGATAATTTTCACCCGTAAAAATTTTAGTTTTAACAAATTTTTTAATAATATCGTGCCAAGAATTAGTTTGTTTACTAACACCGTCACTGAAAGCCTCTTTAGTTCTCCAAAGAACACTCTTGGGGAGAGTTTTACCATCATCAAAAGCTCTTCTAATTAAAAATTTTTCACAAAGTTTGTTGGCAGTATGACAACGGAAGAAAGGAGGAATAGAAAGATAAGATTGAACGAAACCTCTATCTAAAAAAGGAGTTCTGGCTTCTAAACCGTGAGAGGAAATAGAACGGTCAGATCTTAAAACATCAAAAAAATGAATATCAGTGAGCAATCTTTTACATTCTTTATCAAAATCAATAGGGTCTTGAATATAATGGAAGTAAAGGTATCCACCGGCTACTTCATCACTACCGTCGCCATTAAAAATAACTTTAGCGTCCGAAGTTTTCTCAAAATCTTTAATATGCTTTGAAATAAGCCAATTGGGAACACTTGCTCTAACACTAGTAGTATCGTATGTTTCGGCATGATAAATAACTTTATCGATAGCTTCAAGTAAATCATCTTCAGTAACAACAATATTGTGGTGATGAGAATCAATAAAATCAGCTACTTCTTGAGCTTTACGGAGGTCTTCCGAACCTTCTAACCCGATAGACCACGTATGAAGTTTTTTATTTTTATTACGAGGATTTTTTTTATAATATTTTGAAACGAGGGAAGCAACAAGACTACTATCTAAACCACCTGATAATAGACAAGCAATATCTCTTTCAGTATTATAAACACGTTTTTTAACAGCGTGTTCGAGAGAAGCGCGTATGCGTTGTAAAGCACGTTGTTCTGAATTTATAGTAGTATCAATAGAAATACTATTAACAGAAGAAAACGGAATAAATGGTCCAGATACATAATTAGTTGTATTGTTGTTATATTCACCTTTAAATTCCAAAAAATTACCGGGAGGAAATTGAGAAATATTGAGGGAATTATCTAATTTAACAAGTTGTTTCATAAGAGAAGCGAAACCAAAGAATTGATTGTTATTTTTTGCGATAAATAGAGGTCGAACACCATAAGGGTCTCTAGCAACATAAATAGCATTTTTTTTATAATCCATTAAAACAAAAGCAAAAACACCATCAAGCATACTAAGAGTTTGTGTAATTCCATATTTAGTGTATAAATGAATAATAATTTCACAGTCGGAGTTAGTATTAAGTTTAATTTTCATATCTTTTGCTAATTGTCTGTAATTATAAATTTCACCGTTGCAAATTAAAGAACAATTTTCATAAATAAGTGGTTGGTTAGAAATATCATCAAGACCATTAATAGCAAGACGATGAAAACCGAAAGCTACAGAAGCATCAACTTTACCAAAACATAAATTACTATATTCAGGTCCTCGCGAACGTCCTTTATTAAAAGCATCTTTAATAATAGGATTTTCAAATGTGTTATTAATAAGAGCAAAAATACCGCACATAATTATATAATTATGGTAATTCTTTTTATATATTTTAATTAATTATTAATTAAAAAAAATGTTGGAATAATATATCAATGACAAACGCACAACACGATGCATATATATGTCAACAATATTTGACGGATGAATTAAATGATAGATTATTTGCTAGAATTACACCATCGAAAACTCTAGAACCATATTTTGAATTTAGATCAGTAGGAACAAGAGAACAAACAATGCCAGTATTTGATTGTAGAACAAAATCAAGTGTTCCTTTAGTGCAACACCAAGGGTTTGATGTAGAAAAAACATTTAATCCGGGTCAAAAAGCACCATTGAGTGGATATTGTAATAATATAGATATAGAGACACGTTTAAGAAATACAATACATCCAATACAAAAAGGGAACGCACAAGGTATATTTATACCTGATACAAGCAGTGATTTATTTAATTTGAAACATGTGCCATTATATGAAGAAACACCTTTAGAAAAACAAGCACCGCATAATCCAAATAAATGTGGAATAGGAAATAACTTTTTTGCGAATCATACAAGACAACAAACAAAGAATATAAAATTAGAATAAATATAAATTGAATTAAAGAAATAATTGAATTTATATAGAAAAGATGTTTTTAACAAGAATATTCAAGCGAACAAAACCAATTAGATTGGGACGATGGAATTATAATAATGTAGAACGTAAAACCGATCTAGCAAATGTAGATCATTGCGGAATGTGTGATTTAAAGTTTAATAAAATAGAAGAACATTTTGAAAAGAAAGCAGTAATTGTAAAACTAGCAGCTTGTGAAATAAATAAAGACAATAAAGAATGGAGAGAAAATATATATCATAGATGCGGAGATGATGTAATAATATTATAATTATTGTATATAATGGCGACAAATAAGATTGATTTGATGTATTTTACAAATAATAGCGCAAGAAGAATGATAGATGAACAAGATGAAGAAAAAGAAAAAAAATTAGACAAAAAAGATATAAAATTTTATAGAAAAAGAATATTACAATTGACAAAAGATTTGCTAAGAGGAGGTAAAACTTCAAATATAATAAATGAAAGTTTCAGTGCGTTTGCAGACACAGCAATAAAATCATTTAAATATGAAGACGAAGTGGAAATATTACAAAAAGAATTTGAAGATTTAGAGGAAAAAAAGAAGGCAAGTAAGGGGGGGAAAGAATTTGTATCTTTGGAAAGTGATAAATTAATGATGAAAGATTTAAAGAATAAAAAAAATGATACAATAAAAAATTTTGCGATAGTAAAAACAAAAAAGAAAAAAGAGAAAATAAAAACACCAACGCAAAAAAAAATAGATTTAAAAACAGAAGAGTTAAAAAACAAGGGAGTAAAGAAGAAGAAGAAAAAGAAATCTTAATAATATATAAATGGATCCAAAAAATAGGAAATTATTAAATCCAAAAAATCAAATAAAGAAAAGAACAGGAGTAAATCCAATAGAATTAGAAAAGGCAATAAAAGGATTAAAACAATTATTTGGAGGTCGTCCAAAGAAAACCAGAAAAAGAAAAAGAAAAAGACGTAAAAAAACAAGGAAAAGAAGAAAACGCAAGACTAAAAGGAGAAAGAAAAGAAGATATACAAAAAGAATACAAAATATAAAAGAAATATTAAGTGATAAATGTTCCCCCAAAAAAGATGGAGAAATATTAAAATTTACCTGTTATACAAAAGCATCATTGTATAAATTAAAAAATATATGGAACGCTAGACACAGTGATGCGAAAATAACAACAAATGATCCCAAATCAATATGGGATTTTTTAAGTTCACATATGGCAGATACGTGTGAAAGAGAATCGTGTTGGTTGAAAAAGAATTGGATAAATCAAAAACTACCAAAAAGTGTAATAGATAATACATTTGCACCAGAACAACCGAACTCCTGGAAAAGAAAACCAACAGAATGGTTGACAAGTATAGATATATTGGATGTAATGAAACAATATGAAAAAACATATAAAAATTTTGAATTTATGGGGCCATCGCCAATAGATTTTGATACACATAAATTATATGGAGAATGTGTATGGGAAGAACTATGTAAAATATCTTTAAAAGAATTAAAGTCAAAAGGTAAAGATAAAATAGGAATAATATTTAATACAGATAAACATACAGAACCGGGAAGTCATTGGGTTGCAATGTTTATAGATTGTAAAAATAAATCAATATATTATTTTGATAGTTATGCGGATGATGCCCCCAAAGAAATAAAAGAATTGGGGAAAAGATTACAGAAACAATCGGAGGCATTTGGTAAAAGATATAAATACATAGAAAATAAGAAAAGGCATCAATGGTCCAATAGTGAATGTGGAATGTATTGTTTATTTTTTATAATAGAATTATTAAAAGGGCGGTCATTTAATAAAATAGAAACAAAAAGAATAGATGATAAATTTATGAAAAAATTAAGAAATATATATTTCAATAAAATATAATTAAAAATATATTAGTTTATTTACATAATGTCGGTATTGAATGATGCAAATAAACAGATGTTATTAGAACTATGTGGTTCTAACGGGATAAATACGATAGATAGAGAATTTCAAACATTTTTTGATAGATTATGTATAAATTATAATAATAATAGATTGGAATACAATAACATACAGGAAATAAATAAAAAAATATTAGAAGAATGTTTTTATTATTCACAACAATTAACAGAGGCAAAAAATCAAAAAAAGGAAGAAGTTGAAAGACCACCACCAGTTCAACAAGTATATTCTTCGGGAACAACAGAATTAAAGACCCTTGATTCAAAAGATTTGAGAATTCAAAAAGATGGAGATTTTTCACTTAAATTAAAAAGTAGAGAAGAAGCATTTAATTCTTTGATTAATAAACCAAAGCCAAATCAAGTTACATTTGAAGAGAAAGAACAAGATGTTCCATCACAAAATTTAGATGTTCTGATGAAACAATCATTAGCAGATAGAGAAAAAGAATTACAGTTAATATTGAATAATAAGGGTGATAAAAAAGCAGAGGAATGGTTAAAACCGATAGAGACATCGGATAAACCAAAAGAATCAAAAAAAGTGTCATTTAATTTAGAAGCACCGAAGGATGAGAGGCAAGAAGTAGTAAATTTATTATCAAAATTAAAACCGAAACGGGTTCAATCATCAAATCAAAATAATGAAATAATAAATTTATTAAAAAAAGTATTAGAAAATCAAGAAAAAATACTAAGTAAATTAAATAAAGAAGATACTGAAATAACAGCTATATTAGAAGATTAGAGAGGCATGAATTTCATACTACCGGGATTTTCAGGGTCATTAACAGCCTGCATAACAGGAACTTGTGTTTTTCTAACATCCCATAAATCTTTATCGATAAGAATACCAGACTTATCTTCGGGGTCATCGGGATTATTAAGAATGATATAAAATTCTCCTTTTGGAATTTTAATATAACCAAGTTTTTTAGTAATTTTCTTTTTTTGGCTCATCCATTGTTTATCTAATAATTCTTTTTTATAATTAGGAACGGAATGGAAAGATTTTTTATCAAGAGAACCATAATTATAACAAACAATTTTTTCTTTTTTACGTCCATCCTTATATAAAGCACAATCAATTGCAGTGCTTTTTATAACATTAAGAATTTCTTTGTTAATTTTAGATTTCAAGTTAGATTTGGTATAAAGATATTCGTCGGTAGTAACAACACGTTCAGGTTCTTCAGGGTCAGGTGATTTATCGTGTCTCATGGATTCACTAGTTAATTGATTTTCTTTTTGTTTTTGAGAGAAGGTCATAATATATAAATAAACCTTAACCGTTCTAAGAACTTCGGGTAATAAATGGTGACTACAAATTCTTCTAGCACGTCCAATAACTTGTTCTGTTCTAACAGGATGCCAATAAGGGTCAAGAATATGAACGAAACGAACATTTTTAAGGTCAATGCCTTCAGAACCACTACTAGTAATCATAAGAGTTTTAATAACATCACCATATAAATTTTTCTCTTTATCGAAACCATTGTCTTCGAGTGTTTGAATGATAGTTTTTGGAACTTCATCCCATTGACTATTAAAAATTTTACGAACGATTTCTTTTTCTTCATCATCTTCAGTTCCAGTATATAAAGCGTAGCAATTTTTTTGTAAGTCTTCTTCGCTCATATTAACTTTCCAAGTACCGTCAGTATCTTTTGCGATTTTAAATCTAGACCAAGGAATACCGGATTGAGCTTCTAAAACCATAGAAAGAATACCTATACCTTCAAGAGTTCTAAAATCAGAATAAATTAAATGGCAACCTCTATGTCTATGGTCGCTTAATCGCTGTAAGACCTTAGCAAATTTAGGACTATATTGAAGTAAACGTTTAGATTTATTCATGTCAAGGTATTTGGAAGAATTTTCTTTTAATTGAGTTAAAGCAGCATTAATAGATTTGGTATATTCACGAGCAACAGCTTTTTTAGCATCAGTATTCGCTTTTTTAGCATCATCGGCATCAAATCGTCCATCGGCACTTTCTTTTCGTTGTTCTATAGATAAACCATCAATTACAGATTTATCAATACTTTTAGTAGCAGAAAAATCAGATGGAAGTGGTCTTCGAATACCTTCGGGGAAAACAAAATTACAATAAAGTCTAGAAAAAACTCTGTATGTGCCAGGATTATCAGCATAAAGTTCATTGGCAGCATCTTTTTTTTGTTTATCAATTGCTCTTTTAGTAGTGACTTGTTTTTTAGGTTTTTTAGATTTGTCTTGGCTTCTTTCAGTCATTCTAGCCTCTTCATATTTTGCTAATTGATAATCACTCATTTCAATAGGAGTATCGTCAATATCAGTATCAGGATTGAATCTAGGAAGTAAAGCTTCTTGAGCGCTTCTAAAATAAGAAGTAAGACCAAGAATACGTCTACTAAACATTAATTTATTTTTTAATTTTTTAGTAAGCATATCAACGAATTTACTATTAAAAGTTTTGAAAGTATCGGGTAAAGCTAAATTAGCTTCAATTTTTGCTTTATCGCGAACTAAAATACTATTTTTTTTCAAAAGTTCAACAATAGATTCTTCAAAAGCATCATCGTTAATTTTACCACGTTTGTTTTTAATAAGACCTCTATATTGTTCTTTGGAAACATAATTAACAAAACCGTAAGGATTTCTAGTAATTTTTAAAAGATTATCTTGGTTGGGAGAATAAAAAATATAATCAACATAACCATTTTTTTTGAAAATATTAATTATTCTGTTTTCATCTACTTTAGTTGTATTAGAGGTGTCAAGATTAAAATGGAAAGTTTTAATATATCCCCTAAGAATATTAAATAGAATACCAATTTCATTAGGATAATTTACAACAGGAGTACCTGTAAGTAAAACAACTCTACAATTATTAGCGTCTAAAAGATAATCGTATAATTTCATAGTAATAGTTTCTCTTTTCTTATCTTTGTCAATTTTATTAACCACTCTACTAACAAAATTATGAGCTTCATCAATAATAACAATTTTATTATCAAAAATATTTTTACGACCGTGAAGTTTTTTAGATTCTGTTTCATAACCTTGTAATCTGGCGTTATTAATACCATTATAGTTAATAAATTGATATTTATGTCTAATCATATTATTGATTTGATCGGTAATACTGGCTCTATCTCTTTGATGTTTATCATTAAAATTTGAAGGTTTGGTTTTATCAACAAGCCAAGCACCTTTATTAGCACGAATGTATGCTGGACTTAAATGTAATACAGATGATAATGCTTTTTCTAAATCTTTATCAATAGTTCCATTTTCATCTTCTGTTTTAATAAATTCCCAAAATTGATTATCTTTATATAGAGGGTCGCCGCATTTCTTTAATTCTTTAATATAATTCATTTGTAATGAAGCAGGTGTCATAACAATAACAGTATTGGATGCCTTAATACCTTCAGCGATAGCAATAGAAGAACAAGTTTTACCAGCACCTAAACCATGATATAATAATAGACCTCTATAAGGACTATGTAAATTAATATAATCGCGAACAATTTTTTGATGTGTAAGCAATGAAAAATTACCTTTACTTTTGAAATCATCACAAGATGCTTGCTGTTTATCGGATTTAATTTGACTGGTATATTCATTTCCAAAAACAGAATTAATAAAATTAGTAAAATAGTCTCTATTTGCTTGATAATAACTAGGAGGATTTATATCAAAATTTTCATATTGAGGTTCAGGTAATCTATCTACAAGTAGCTTTCCTTCGCCATCTTTAATTTTAATAAGTTCTTTCCTAACTTTGAAAAAAGGCATAGCATAATTTTGTAATTTTTTAGGTTGCTTTTTAGTAGATTTTCCAGTAGTTAATTTTTTAGTTCTACCAAGTTTTTTAGGCAATTGTTTAATAATCTTATCATCATCTTTAAATTCACGAGGTTTCATTTTAGAAACAGAAGGTTTATTAAATCTACCAGCAATTCTTCTTTCAAAAATAGAAATATCAACAGGGTCATCCGGTGTTCCTACTTGTCTTCCCTGCATTTTAATTTTAATTGATTGTAATTTACCAGGAGTTTTTTTAGTTTTAAATTTGTCTAAAAGTAAAGACATGTATATAAAGTAAAATCATAAAAAAGTTTTATATTATAATTAAAATGGAAAGTATAAAAGAACTACAAATATCTTCTTTTGCGCCAATAGAACCAGGCAGTCCAAAAAAGCCAGATACTCCAAAAAGAAAACAACTGAAAAAAATGTTAAAAAAAAGTAAATTAAAAGATCCAACAACATCACCTGCAATTAAGGCGATAGAATCAAAAATAGTATTGAAATATTCAAAATCGGATGAATTTTTATTGACTATTTAATAATTCATATCCAATTTTACAGGCAGATTGCTCTGCTTTCTTTTTAATTTTATGTTTAGATTCACCTAAGAATAGCCATAATTTTTCATTCATATTTTCTAGATAGTATGATATATTTTCTAGAGGGTTAAGAGAATAAAACGGAACAAGGCTATTATTATGAGTTTCATATTTTAAATTCTCAAATGTTAAAGCATCATTTCTAGTTAAGCCGTGTGAATGTTGTCCTACGCATAAGAAGACACCCATATGATAACCTTCTTCTTCATCCCAATCGCTAATTTCACAATAGATAGGAGTAACTTTAAAAGCTTTTTGTAAGACGACTTGTAATCTATTTTTATAATTTTCATCTTTTTGTAGAAGATCAATCCAATTAACGTGGCTATCAAAAACATTTTCAACAAAAATTTGAGCTATTTGAAAACCGGGTCCAGTGACAAAAGTTTCAGAAAACCATCCGTGTTCGTCGTTAATTTGAATTTTATTGAAATCTAGAAACAAAGCACCTAAAAATGCTTCAAATAAACAACCTAGTTTTTTTAAGTTAGTTCTAGTCTTTTTTTCTTCGGCATTGGATGACATAATATACCATTTATTAAGACCCATTTCATAAGCCATTTTACCAATAGATTCATTTTTTACAAGAGCAATTTTTTTCTCAGTCATAAAACCTTCGTTTTCTTTTGGAAATCTACGATATAAATAATATTTAGTTATAGCTTCTAATACACCATCACCCAAAAATTCTAATCGTTCATTAGATTTTGTTTTTAATGTCATACAATCGTCAGGTCTATCAGCAATAATAACTTCATTTTCTAAGTTTTCTAACTTAGGACGTTTACAATAAGATTTATGAATAAACGCTCTTTTATAAAGATTAAAATTGTGAACTTTACTTGGTACGCCATATTTTTGTAAAATATCGCTTACCTGTTTTTCGGTAATTTCAACATTTCTGTTATTATAAGGGTTGAAAATTACTTCTTCGTCTTCAACCTGGACGTCGCCGTCATTTAAGATTTCTTTATCAACAATAGATGCCATTATATAATTTAATAAAAAAATATGTATTTAAATCAATTTATTAAATGTTTAAATAGTATATATGGCTTCAGTAGCAGCAGATGCCAAAAATCCAGATACCGTAAAATTAAATAAATTTAAAGATATGTTAATAGGCGGGAATGACCTATTATGTTCTGGTGCTTGTAATACTCAACCAATGGTGTATAATACGGATACATTAAAGACACAAAGCGATGTTGATTATAAAGTAGGGTCTTCAGCAGTTAGTGTATATGAGGAATGTTTTCCTGAAACGGGAGTTCCTGATAATAAAATTCCATCGTGTAGATTATGTTTCTATAACTTACCAAAAGACGAGAAAGCAAGAAAGAAAATGTTTAATCAATCAAAAGACAAAAAAGCAAAAAGAAAACCTGGCACAAAATCAAAGGAATCTCACGGAAAAACATTTGAAAGTAATATAAATGAATGTATATCTGCTTCTTTAAATAGAAGCGATATGAAAATTGGCGATGGTGAATGGACAACTTATGGTACTAATTATAATGAAATAAAAAAAGAACATTTAATTAAATTACCTATGATGAAGAAGGTATTTATGCCTTTAATGGAACATGTAAATGACCCATTAGACCTTTCAATCCGCCATTTTAATAAAATTGAAAAAGCTATTAGATACAACGAAAGTATAGATACTGAAATAAAACAAAAACAACAAATACATCCTGAACATAATTATCAGTTTTTAGAAGATTTTGACGATGAAATAAAAGAAGACCAAACACGCTTGTATGAGGTTATGGGAAATGGATTAAATGTAAAATATTTTCAAAGTGAAAAGAAGCAAAATAGTAAAGGAGAAGAAAGATGGTATCCAAAAAATATGGATATGGCGGATTATTTAACTTGGTGGAATGATACAAGATGGGACGAAGAAAGTAAAATAACTGTGGATCAAATGAAGGAAATATATGGTGAAGATGGTAAAAAACCTATCTCTTTTAATATACAACCATTTATTTTATTTTTTGGATGTTGGAAAGAACATCAGGATTCCACAACAAAAATAGAATATAAATGTGGACAAGGATCTTGGGCTATAAATATAGAATATAGAGATGATGGCAATGGGGGGTGGGAAAGTGATGCATTAACTTATTTATGGGGCAATTTTAAAAATGCAGAAGTAGATGATAAAACAAGAATAATGAAAGAGAACCTATTAGAAGTAGCGAGAATAGAGAAAAAAATAAGAGAAGATTATCAACAAATGAAACAAGAATTAACAGACCATTGCGAGCTATCTTTTAAAAATAAAAAGAAAAGAAAACCAAAAAACGCGGATGACAATTATTGGGAACAAAAAGATAAAGAAATGTTGAAATTGGTTTTTAGATGGTTTGGTAGAAAATATTTAGATAAGGAGGATGGCGAGTTAAAAGATTTATCAAACATACCAGAAACTGAACCAATTCAGCCATTAAAAATGGACAAAAATACGAAAAAACCAACTTTATGGAGTTTTATTAATCATTACAGACAAGAATATCTTGCATTAAATTATGGAGAGGAAGAAGGACAAATTAAAGGACAAGTTAAAAGCTTAACAGAAGCAGTTAAAATAGTAGAAGATACTATACGTGAAAGAGGGGGTCATCATACATTGGGTCCAAAAGTTTTTAGTTATAAAGGGAATGTATATGATCCAAAAAATTTTGAAAGAATTCTACCAAATAAAAATGAGGATATGATAAAATTTATGGAAAAATCAAAGAATGCAAGTGATATTTATAAAAGAGATCCAAGAGCACCACAAGGCAATTTAAGTGGTATTAAAAAATTTTTGGATACAATGGAGGAAAAGGGAACGGCAATTTGGATTCCAAAAATAAACAACGATATAGCATCATATAGATTATTTGCTCCGATACAATATGATTGGATAGATAAAGTTATTGCAAAAATATATTCATTACAAGCATTAAAGGACCATTTATCTGAAAGAAATGCTGGTTTAGCAGCAGGCGGTGGCGTAGAAATTGACGAATTTAGTGAAAGGTTAGAAGATGCTTTATATATAGTTAAAAATGAAATAGAAGATGAAAACGCACACCAATATAATTTAGTATTGAATAATTTAAATGAAATAGAATATAATTTATATTTTAAAAGATTAACATACAAGGATCAAAATTTAAACATTGAATTAAGTAATAATATCAATGCGATAAATAATAGTTTATTAGATGTTGAAGAAAACGAAATGATTTTGATAAATTCTTTTGGAAAAATCAAACCAAATCTAAAATATTCCGAGGGGGTTTTAAAGGATTTAAGAATATCGGGTATTTTAATAACAATTGATGAATTTGAAAACCGGTTTAAAGATCTTATAAATGAATTAAAACTTGGAAATGGTCTGTCGTTAGAAGATTGGAAAGAACTAAAAAGAATATGGACTGAGGGTGGTAATGACAGAGATATTATGATTAAATTAGAAAATACAGCGTTAGGATATATAATAGATTTACATTTAGGTAACGATATTCCTAATATGCCAGATTTTTGGAAAGAAGGTATACCATCATTATATTGGTATAGGGCGATAAAAGCAGTAAGAAGTAAAGCAACCGCACGACGTCGTAGTAGCACCGATGGTAGTGATAGGTCAAGTCCCAATCCATTAATGCAACTAGCGGCAGATAAAATAGAAGAAGTTGAGAATTATTTAAGACAATATGTTTTTGATGAAAAAAATAATCTAATTTTTAAGGACGAATCTACATTTTTTACTGTTTGGAAAGATGTAGTAGATGAAATATATGATAGATATTACCAAGAGAAGGAGGTAGATAAAGACTTGAGAATACAACAATTAGAACAAGAACTCGCACAAAAACAGGCTGAATTAGAGGAATGTTTACAAAAAGAGCAAGATAGGGCAACAAGATCAACGGAAGAAAGCGGCGAAGGTGGTGATGATGATGGAGGAGATGATGATGATGGAGGAGATGATAATGGAGGAGATGATGGAGGAAATGATGAAGAAACTACGGGGATGAGGACGCCTCCTGACGAAAGAGTAGGGGATGATGTTACTCCTCGGTCACCACCAACTGTACCTAGAAGAAGCAAAGACTATATGGAGGTTGATAGTTTGGCAGAAGGAGTAGCATCTACTAGTATTGATGAGGAAGCACCGATGGATAGTTGGTATGGAAAGAAAATTCTAGAAGCAAGAGCTAGGCTAGATTTAAATAAAACATTAGGAGATAATTGGATAGAAATTTGGAGGGATTATGAAAAATATGTCAGGGAAAATTTTGGTGAAGATATATTTAAAACCCCTAATGAAGTAGATGACCCAACAGTGGGTAAACCTGAAGAAATGAAAGATTTCATTTTACTCGTTTCTAATTGGGTTCCTAATAAAAAACCACCATCATCAAGAAGAATAATAAAACCAAAAAGCAAATTTCAAGAAGGAACTGTAATAATAACAAAAGAAATACAAAATAAATTTATAAAACGATTATTAGATAGTAATATAGATAATACTACTGCGCAAGGTTATATATTAGAAGATTTTGTTGATGATTATAATGAACAAAAACCAAGAGCAGATTCAGCAGAAAGATTGAGATGGAGTGATGATGAATTTATTGATGAGTGGATTGAAAATATGCTCGACACAGAGTATCTTAATGATTTTTATGAAAGATATCCATTTTTAAAAGGAGGTAAACGCAAAAAGAAGAACAGGAAGAAAAAGAAAACAAGAAGAAAAAGGAAAAAGAAGAAAAAGAAAACCAGAACAAAAAAATAAATATTTTATAAATTTTAAAATATTTATTAACAATTAGCAATATAAACGGGGACATTAACTTTTTGCGTTTTAGCAAGAAACATACCGAAAAAAACCCAACCAATATTTTGGAAAACTTGTTTCAAGTAATAATCTACAGTTTTATTAAAATTATCAGCAGTGCATTTATCGTTATAAAATTTTTCAGCGTTTTTCCATTGTTTATCCATTTCAACTTCGTATTGTGCGACTAAAGGAGTATAATCTTTATTTGTGAATTTACAAAGTCTACTAGTTAAAATATAGCAACAGCTTTGCTTTTTTCTAGCAACTTCTTCCCAATCATCGGGAACAACACCAATTGAATCAACGCTAGTATCACTTTCACAGCCTTCGCTGTCGTCCATTGAAAATATTTCTTCTTCCTTTAATGGAGTAGGAACCATAGTAGTTTTCTCTTTTTTAGCCCAAGGATTTAACGAGTACCATAATCCGGAATGAGCTTTTTCTTTTTCTTTTACTTCTTCAACATTGGGTTGAGGAATATCAATATTATCAGATTTATTAGACATTATATATTATATATTAGATATTTATTTAAATATATTTTTAAATGAATTAAAAATAAAAAAAGATTTAAATCATAATGATAATAAAGTTAGATTATCGCGAAAAAAAATTAAACGGACAACTATTAAAACTCAAAGACAAGAATAAATTTGATGAAATATCAATAGTATTAGAGAATTTACCAATAGGAGATGTAATAATATGCGACGATAAAGGTAAAGAGAAAATGATAATAGAAAGAAAAACATTATCAGATCTAGCTAGTTCAATAAAAGACGGCAGATATGCAGAACAAAGTTATAGATTAAACGGATATTCAATGGTAAATCATAATATAGTATATTTGTTAGAAGGAATAATAGCGGATTGGCCTGAAAGAAAAGCGAAAATGACAAGAACACCAAAGAAAACTTTATATGTAACAATGTTTAGTCTTCAGTATTATAAAGGTTTTACCACGATAAATACAAAAAATGTAGAAGAAACGGCAGAATATATAGTAAGAGTAGCTGATAAATTATCTCGTGATAAAAAGCAATGTTATTATGATTCATCTTGTAATTATGTTCCGTATACATCAGTAGTAAAAAAAGAGAAAAAGAAAAATATAACACCAGAAAATATTGATGTAATAATGTTAAACCAAATACCGGGCATTAGTTTAAAGACATCTGAAGCAATACTAGAAAAATATAAAACAATTTATAATTTAATAAAAGAATTAAACGAAAATTTAGGGTGTTTAGATAACGTTAAGTTAAAAACAACAAATGGGGAGAGAAAAATATCGAAATCTGCTGTAAAAAATATAAAAGAATACCTTTTGAAGAAAAAATGATATAAAAAATTTTGAAGTGTTATAATATAAAGCGATATGGCAACAAGTGGCTTATTGATCAACGAAAATAACATTTATGGATTAGTGAATCCACCACCGGCAACAACCGCATACAACCCAAAATCTTGGCAAGACCCATCATCCGGAGCAGTAAGATGGGACCATTTTTATGATTTATCTAAGAATTTTTACTTTCTTGCAAATGGGTCATCAGCAGCATTGGATACAATACAAGAATTAGCTGAAGCGTTGGGAGAAAATGCAAGTTTTTCTACAACAGTAACCAATTCTATAGCAACAAAAGCTGCCTTGGCTGGAGCTAACTTTACAGGTGATGTATCGGTAGCAACTGCTAAAAATTTAACAATTACGGGGCATAATGGAACAACCAAAGGTTTAGTATTAGGTACTACACTAGTGACAGCAACAGCAGCTGAATTAAATTTTATGAAAAACGTTTCAAGTGGCGTCCAAGGGCAATTAGATGTGAAAATGCCACTAGCAGGTGGAACATTTACAGGTGCTGTTACATTATCTGGAGCACCGACAGCAAATTTACACGCTGCTACAAAAAAATATGTAGATGATAATGCAGGAAGTACTATTACTGGAGCAGCAACAACAATAACCAGCTCCAATTTAACAGTCTCAAGGGCATTAATAAGTAATACTTCAGGTAAAGTTGATGTAAGTTCTGTTTCATCAGGAGAATTAGCACATTTAATTGGAGTTTCAAGTGGTATTCAAAGTCAATTAGATGGAAAACAAGCATCAAGTGCTAAGTTAACGGCAGTTGCTGCTTTGGCTGTAACAGATGGAGGTATTATAGTAGGAAATGGTTCAACATTTGTATTGGAAAGTGGTGAGACAGCAAGAACTAGTCTTGGTGTAGATGCCGCAGGAACAGATAATTCTACAGATGTAACTCTTGCTAATGTTACTGGTAATTATTTAACATTATCAGGACAAGAAATTACAGCAGGAACCATTCCAGTAGCATTGGGAGGAACAGGTGCTACAAGTGCATCAGCAGCAAGAACAAATTTAGGTGTCGCTATTGGTTCAGACGTCCAGGCATACAACGCTAATTTAGCAGAAATAGCAGGATTAGCAAAAACCAATAATAACTTTATAGTAGCAGATGGTAATAATTTTAAATTAAAAAGTCAAGCAGATTCAAGAACTGCTTTAGGACTAGGTGCTTTAGCAACTGCTGCAACGATAAGCAACGCTAATTGGAGCGGTGATGATTTAGCAGTAGCAAATGGTGGTACTGGTGCTTCAACAGCAGCGGCAGCAAGAACAAATTTGGGACTTGCTATTGGTTCAGACGTTCAAGCATATGATGCAGGTTTAGCTTCCATAGCCGGATTAACAACAGCAGCCAACAAAATGATATATACAACAGCAGCTGATACATATGATGTAGCTACTTTAACAGCAGTAGCTAGAGATTTATTAGATGATACTACTGTTGCCGCACAACGCGCGACACTTGGATTAGGAACAACAAGCAACTTAACATTTGGATCAGTTACAGCAGCTCTTGTAGGTAATGCTTCTACAGCAACTAAATTGGCTGCTAGTAAAACTATTGGTGGTGTAGCATTTGATGGTTCATCAAATATTGATCTTCCAGGTGTAAACTCTACTGGTAATCAAAATACAACAGGAAGTGCCGCTACACTTACAACAGCAAGAAAAATAGGTGGAGTTGATTTTGATGGTTCAGCAGATATTAATCTTCCAGGTGTAAATTCTGCTGGTAATCAAGATACAACAGGAAGTGCCGCTACACTTACAACAGCAAGAAAAATAGGTGGAGTTGATTTTGATGGTTCAGCAGATATTAATCTTCCAGGTGTAAATGCTTCTGGTAATCAAGATACAACGGGAAATGCTGCTACAGCATCTGCTGCTGAATCGGGAAGTGCTTTAGAAACAGCATTAAATTCTAAAGCACCAACTGCCAGTCCAACATTTACAGGTGTAGTTACTTTACCAGCAATTACTACGAGTTCAGCTGCTACATCGGCTGCTACAAAAGCATATGTTGATTCGGTTGCTTCTGGATTAGATACAAAAGAATCTGTTAGAGTAGCAACAACCGCTGCTGGAACATTGGCAAGTGATTTTGAGAACGGTGATACTGTTGATGGAGTAACACTTGCTACAGGAGATAGAATTCTTATTAAAAATCAGGCAACAGGCAGTGAAAATGGTATTTATGTAGTTGCTGCTAGTGGAGCACCAACAAGAGCAACTGATTTTGATGACGATTCTGAAGTTACAGCAGGTGCATTTACATTTGTAGAAGAAGGTTCAACAAATGCGAATGCTGGCTTTGTATTGGCAACAACAGGTGCGATTACAGTAGGAACAACAGAATTATCATTTACACAATTTTCATCATTAGCAGCAATTACTGCTGGAACTGGTTTAACAAAAACTGGCTCTACTTTAAGTGTAGATGCGGCACAAGCACAAATCACATCAGTAGGAACATTGTCGGGATTAACAGTTGGAGGAAATCTTACAATTTCAGATGGAGCAAATGATGTAAATATAGCTTCACACGATGGAACAAACGGTTTGAAATTAGCAGGAACACTAGTAACATCAACCGCTGCTGAATTGAATATTTTAGATGGAGTAACAGCGACAACAGCAGAATTAAATATTTTAGATGGTGTCACAGCAGACAAAGACGAATTAAATATTTTAGATGGAGTAACAGCGACAACAGCAGAATTAAATAAATTATCTGGATTAACAACAAGTAAAGCAGAATTGACCGTATTAGATGGAGATACAACAGCAACAACAAGCACATTACTAGATGGCTATGGTATAGTAATCAATGATGATGGAACAATGAAACAGTGTTTAGCATCAGATTTAAAAACATATGTTAGTGGTCTAACATTAACAACCGCGGCACAAACACAAATTACATCTGTAGGAACATTAACTTCATTAACAATTGCGAATGACGCAACTATTGGCAGTGCGAGTGATCCAGAGGCCATTACAATAGCAGCAGATGGTGTTTGTACTTTTTCTGCTGGTTTAAGCGGAGCATTAACAGGAAATGTGACTGGTAATGTTACTGGTAATGCTGATACAGCAACCGATTTAGCAGGAACAAAAGCAGCAAATTTAGTATACGCTGGTCCAGGTTCGGGTGATACTAATGCTGCACCAACATTTAGGGCATTGGTTGCGAATGATATTCCAACATTGAATCAAGATACAACAGGAACAGCAGCAACTGTAACAGCAGGTTCACAACCAAATATTACATCATTAGGAACACTTACAGCATTGACCGTAGATAATGTAGGAATTGATGGAAAAGTAATTACAATGACTGGTTCTACCGATGATACAGCAGTTCTTACAGTAGCAGAAAATGGTGCTTTGACAATAACAACAACTGATACAGCAGCAGCAGCAGCAAATATCACAATAACAGCAGATGGAACAGCGGAATTAGCAGGAACAACAGTTACATTAAATTCATCTGGTGGAATCACATTAGATGCTGATGGTGGAACAATTACATTTTCAGACGGTGGTAACAGTCTAGGAACTATTACAAGTACTGGTTATAGTGGAAATGCCGCAACAGCTACATCTTTATCCGGATTAAATGCAACTGTTGCTGAATTGAATATCTTGGATGGTGTAACTGCTGTAGCAGCAGAATTGAATAAATTAGCTGGATTAACAACAAGTAAAGCAGAGTTGACCGTATTAGACGGAAATGCTGCATCTGGAAGAGCAGCGGTAACATTAGATGGTGGATACGGTGTAGTAATAAATGAAAATGGAACAATGAAACAATGTTTAGTGTCTGATTTTAAAACATTTGTTGCTGATCTTACTTTAACAACAGGAGCACAAGCAGCAATTACTTCAGTAGGAACATTAACGGGATTAACAGTAAATGGAGACGTAACAATATCTGATGGAACAAATGATTTTAATATAGCATCACACGATGGAACAAATGGTTTGCAATTGGGAGGAACACAAATAACAGCAACAGCAGCACAATTGAATTATGTAACTGGTGTCACTAGTGCTATTCAAGGACAATTAGACGATAAAGCAGATGCGGTCAATGCAGCTTTAACAGGAACACCAACAGCACCAACGGCAGCAGATAATGTAAATTCAACACAAATAGCAACAACCCAATATGTGACAACAGCAATAACAAATACAGATATTGCCAATGCGACAGATGCTGCTACAGGAAATAAGATTGTAAAAAGAGATAGTAATGGCAATGCTTCATTTGAAACGCTGACTTGTACAATATTACAAACGGGGTCTGGCGATGGGGTTGGACAAGACATAAACGGACTTACAACAAAAGTTCAAGCATTAGAAGATTCGGTTAAATCAACAGGAAGTGCCCCCACAACAGCAACAGTTGGTGTGGTAGGTGATATATTATTTACAACCACATATCTATATATACTAGTATCTACATCAGGTTCTGGTGAAAGCATAACTTACACTTGGAAAAAAGTAGCATTAGCAGCTTTATAAATAAATTAATATTTTTGATTAAAAACTATTTAAAAAATATTAACTAATATATGTTATAATGGCAGAAGAAAACGTCAACCTGAAAGTGGAAGAAACCACAACAGAAAGCACTACAGAACAACCTGTAGAACAACAAGCACCAGCACCAGCACAAAGACAAGTAAGTCTTACACAAATTCCTGTAAACACGGAAAACGACGCATTGAATATGCTAGTAGCATTTTTGCAAGTAGCACAAAAAAGAGGTGCGTTTTCATTGGAAGAAGCAGGAAAAATCATGGAAGCAGTAGGTGTATTCCAACGAAATGTTCCACAACCAGCAGCACAACAATTGCCAACGGTAGAAGAAGAAAAATAAATTAATAAGTAATTATATTTAAATTAGTTATTAATAACCAGAACCTAATATAGGTTTTTCATCGGGTTTTCTAGTTCTACCTTCAAATTTACCGGATAGGACTGCTTCATGAGTATATTCGTGTCCTTTCCAACTTTTAGACATGGGGTCTTCAGCGTGTTGTTCTCTATCAGTTTTAGTTTCAAGACCGATAGTTTGATCTTCGGGGTCAAAACTAGAGAATTGATTTTGATTAAAATCGGGTTTTGAAAGATTAGCATCAGATAATAATTGCTTAACACGTTCAGGTTTTTTTTGTTTAAAAACAGATTCAATGCCAGCATTAGGTTCTAAAGGATTAACTAATAGTCTATATCCTTTTCTATTTTGAGCGTCATAAGTTTCTTGAAAGTATAATACAGGACATTTAATACCATTTTCGCGTTGAAATTCCCAATAATCAACATATTCGTCTAAATTATTAAAAACGACGGGATTAATACCAGGTATTCTAGGAGCACGGGTATTAATTAAATGTAGAACATTACCTTCGCGTAATAAAAGATTAGGACAATCTTTATTAAATTTATCGGAATGAACTTTATATTGGTTAGGTTGATATTCCTGTGGTCCATATTCTTCAGGTTCAAAACCTTCAGTAATATTATGTTTATAAGTACAACAAAAATAGAAACCAAGAAGAAATGCTAAAATAATTAATTCAGTTTTCATATAATATATTGTAATAAATAAATTTCTAATTAAAGTATAAATGGGAAATGAAAAACGGTCGAAAATAAAAACAATAAAATTAAACAGTAAAACAAAAAAGAAAGCAAATAAAGCATTAAAGGAAGGTATAGTAATAGTAGCATATTTAGCTCCTTGGTGTGGTCATTGTAGAGAATTTAAACCAACTTGGAATGAATTAATGAAGAAATACAAAAGATTAACATCAACGCAACCTTGTTCGTTAATGGAAATAAAAGATAAAAATGAAAGATTTTTAATGGCAAAAGAAAATCAACCAAATGGTTTTCCTACAATAAGAGTATTTAGAAAAGGTGAGAAAATGAGTGATTATGGAGGTGCGCGTGATATGGAATCAATGACAAATTTTATAAATAGTAAATTTGGTTTAGTTATGACTGGAGGACGGATAAAAAAGAGGAAAAAAACAAGGAAAAGAAAAAGGAAACGTAGAAGAAAAACGCGTAAAAAACTTTTCTTTGGATTATTTTAATTGCCGTGTTTCAAAAGTTTATCTTCAAATTTAGTAACGTAGTAAACGATAATACCATTAATAGTGCTGAAAAAAGCTAAAATAATAATAATTTTTAGCATATCTCTTAAAGCAGGCATTTGTAAACAGAAATTAATAAGAGATTTACCACGATTAATACCAATATTATAATGTATCATAGCTTCTATAAAAAAAACCATAAAAGTAATAATAGTAACAAGAACGTGCATTCTATAAATTATATATATAAATTAAATTATATGTATAATTATTTTAATAGGTTAGGGAAAAAGAATTGCATACTGAATATTGGTGCACCAGTAAATGCTTGAGAAATGCTGTCAAATAATGCGGGTTTTCTACCTTCAATACCATGACCGATAAATTGCATAGTCCATCCAAAACAAAACATACACCAAGCAAGAAAATATTTTCTAGGAATATTTTTATCTATAAAATAATGAGCGATTTCAATAAACCAAAAATAAAATAACATAACTAAACCAGGAAACCATCCATAAGTAGAATAGTATATAACATAAAGGTTGGATAAAATTCTTCCCAAAGAAAAAGGGAAAGTTCTTGTAAAACGATAAGGAGAGTCTCTAAAATAGAAAATAACATTATTAGTGAATATTCTAATAGATAAAACAATTAGGGGAATACAAAAAGCGTGTATTAATTTATTAACATAATTCTTATGATATTCATTATAAAAAGATACGGGATCACTAGAAACATAGACGATAGAATTCATTAAAGTAAATAAATAGATATTTTTAAGTAGGTTCATAAATTGATTTAAAAATAAATTTTAGATTATATTTAATAATGAAACCACAAGTAAGAGTGTACGATTTTAATTATCAAGATATAGAACGGGAAGAAGAATATCAAGAAGAGGATGAAGAAGGCAAGAAAAAATTTGGTTGTGATAAAATATTCAGGGTTCAGATGTTTGGAATGGATGAAAAAGGGAAAGATTATTCATTTATGATAGATGATTTTAAACCATTCTTTTACATAAAAATTCCGGATAATTGGATAATACCTATAAAAAATAATTTTGTGAAATATTTGAAAGAATCATTGGGTAAGTATTATCAGAATTCTTTATTGGAGAATGAATGTAAAATGATAAAAAGGAAAGATTTATATGGATTTGATAATGATAAAGATTATAAATTCATTATAGTTAGATTTGATTGTATAAAAGCATTAAATAGGGCAAAAAATTTATGGTATAACAAAGATTATAAAAAAAGAAAATTATTAGAAAATGGTCTTAGATTTAAATATGATGGTGTATGGTATTCAACATATTTATATGAAGCAAAATTACCAGCGTTGTTAAGAATGTTTCATATAAAAGAAATAAGTCCATCGGGTTGGATTACAGTAAAGAAAGAAGTATATCCATTAAGTATAAAAAAATCTAGATGCAATTATGAATTTAAGATTTCATATAAAGATATACAACCATTAAATGAGGTAGAAACGATAGTTCCGATGAAGGTAATGAGTTGGGATATAGAGGCTGATTCAAGTCATGGAGATTTTCCGTTGGCAAAAAAGCACTATAGAAAATTAATACAAGAAATAATAGAATATTGGATAAAAAATAAAGAAGTATTAAAAAAGAAGAATTTGGAAGAAAGAACAAATTTATTTAAGAAAATGATGTTAAAAGCATTTGGGTTTGATGTAAAATGTGATGCTGAAATAAGTAAAATATATACAAATTCAAAATTACAAAGTAGAAACACATTGGAAGCAAATATACAAAAAATAGTAGATTATAAGATAGGAAGATTAATAGCAAAAGCAAAGAAGCCTACAGCTTGGCAAAGAATGAAAGGAGAGGGTTGGAATGGCGATGAGTATACATTAGAAGAATTAGAAATGGATGACGAGGAAGATAGTTATATGCCAAAAGAAGAATGGATACCGGCGAATATACCGAAAGATATATTCAATAATAATATAATATATTGTTTAGATTCATCATTGGATGGTGGTAAAAAGGTGGCTCTATTAGATAGAGCATTGCAATGGAGAACAAAAAAAATAGATGCGGAAGGTTATCCGGTAAGAGACCACGCAGTGACTAGTCCTTTGCCAAAAATTGCGGGAGATATAATTACATTTATAGGGTCAACTTTTATGAAATTGGGAGAAGATGAAGAAAGATATTTAAATCATATGGTAGTATTAAATAGTTGTAATGAAATACCAGAAGTTCCAAACGCGCAAATAGAATGTTATGAAACAGAAAAAGCTTTGATATTAGGTTGGGCTAAAATGGTGAAAAGAGAAAATCCAGAAGTAGTAATAGGTTATAATACATTTGGTTTTGATTGGAAGTTTCTAATTGAACGATGCGAAGAATTGGGAATAAGGGGTAAATTTTTGAGATTATTGTCAAAAAATGATGAAGAAGCAAAGGTGGCCAAATCGGTTACAAAAGTAGCAAGTGGAACTTATGATTTGAAATATGTAAAAATGAATGGAAGATTACAAGTAGATTTATTTTGTCATTTTAAAAAATCAGTAAATTTACCAAGTTATAAATTAGATACAGTGGCATCGTTTTATATAGGAGATAAGGTAAAAAATTATGAATATCTAGAAAATGATGAAGTTCAGATATACAGTGATAATCTTATGGGTTTGAAAAATGGTCATTACATAAAGTTTGAAATAATAAATCATTCGACTGATGTATATGATGATGGTAGAAAGTTTATAATTTATGATTTAGAAAATGGTTCATTTAAAGTAAAAGGAAAATTTAAACCAGAAAAGGGTAAATTAAGATGGTGTTTGGCGAAAGATGATGTGTCGCCACATGATATTTTTAGATTAGCGAAAGAAGGTCCAGCGGGAAGGGCAAAAGTAGCAAAATATTGTTATCAGGATTGTAATTTGGTTCATAACTTGTTTATAAAAAATAAAATTTTTACAGGATATAGTGAAATGGCAAAGATTTGTTCTGTTCCTATAGATTTTATAGCAATGAGAGGTCAAGGAATAAAATTATTAAGTTATATCGCAAAGAAGTGTAGAGAGAAGAAAACATTGATGCCAGTAAAAGAAAAAGGAGATTTGGAAGAAGGATATGAAGGAGCAATTGTATTACCGCCGAAATGTAAATTTTATGTTGATAATCCAGTAGCAGTGAATGATTATTCTTCGTTATATCCGAGTTCTATGATTAGTGAAAATATATCACACGATAGTAAAGTATGGACCAAAGAATATGATTTGGAAGGTAAATTATTAAAAATAACAGGAGAACGAGATCCAAGTGGTAATTTTATATATGATAATTTGAAAGATTTTAAATATGTTGACGTAGAATATGATTTATATGAATATAGAAGAAAAAATCCAAAGGCAAAAGCAGAGAAGATAAAAGTAGGTAAAAAAATATGTAGGTTCGCACAATACCCAAATAATAGAAAGGCAATTATGCCATCTGTATTACAAGAATTATTAGCGGCAAGAAAAGTTTATAAAAAGATGAAAAAAAAGGCAACAACACCATTTCTAACTGATTTATACGACCAAAGACAATTGGCAGTAAAGGTAGTAGCCAATTCATTATATGGTCAGTGTGGAGCTAAGACTAGTTCATTTTATGAAATAGACATAGCAGCATCAACTACAGCAACGGGTAGAAAATTATTAATATATGCGAGAGCGATAGTAGAATCTTGTTATAAAAATAAAATATGTGAAACAAAAAATCACGGTAAAGTTAAAACTAATGCTGAGTATATTTATGGTGACACAGATAGCGTATTCTTTTCGTTTAATTTAAAAGATATGGAAGGGAATCCAATAACAGGAAAGAAAGCATTGGAAATTACAATTGAATTGGCAGTAGAAGCGGGTGAATTAGCAACAATGTGGTTGAAAGATCCACACGATTTGGAATATGAAAAGACATTTGACCCATTCTTGTTATTATCAAAAAAAAGATATGTAGGTATGCTCCATGAGTTTGATATAAATAAAGGGAAAAGAAAAGAGATGGGAATTGTATTGAAAAGAAGAGATAATGCTAATTGTGTAAAAGATATATATGGGGGTGTAGTAGATATATTAATGAAAACACAAGATGTAAATAAAGCAGTGAAAT